CATGATTTATTGTCTTGGGAAAATATCGAAGGTATATATCGAAACGCATATAATAAAGGTGGTATTCATATAATTGTCGAATACCCCGAACTTTATTATTCTAATTAATCCCAATATTTTTCTTTAAGTTTATAGACATTAACAGGAACTCTTTTCATATGTTCACCTTGCCTTAAAGGACTTCCAATTGTCTTATATCCCATTAAAATTGATCTCCTGAAATTTTGTGAATTATTATCATCAGAACCATGAACTAAGTGAGAGTGTATTAAGAATGATTGTCCCTTTTTAAGTGTGGGATATACTTTTGGAAAATTGTGTCCGTTTGGCATTTTACACGGTTTACCTCTTTCGTTTCCCCAATTCGATGGATTTGTTTTAATTCTTTCTTCATCAACTTCAATATCTAGTAGTGGTAATAAATGTGAAGCCTCATAAGCCCACATACCACCATTCGATTCATCAGTATCATCTAATGCCACACTAATATTTGCAATTGTGTTCCATATAGATTGACTATAAAATCCATCTTGGTGCGCATCTCTCCCTAATTCACCAGGTGGTTTAAAGTATGCCCATGTTTGAACACCTTCTATTTTATCACCCAAAAGTAATTCCATAACTTCTATCGCTTTAGGGTGACCGAACATTTTTTCAATTAATTCCGATATTTCTTCTACTGAGACTTCCTCTAATATTTTGGGTTTAACAGGACAGAGTTCTTTTTTAACATTTGCATCTACTCATGAAATTGATAATCTTTTGTCGATAAACCCTCCTGTCAAAAGTTCTGGAAGAACTACAGGTATTAAACAGGGTGATTGTGGGTTACGAATAACATCGGTGTCACTTAATACTAGTGTTAGGTATCATTGGGGGGTATCAGGTGGAACCTCAATAAGTAGATCGGTACCTTTTAATCGTTTAATCGAGTTTACTCGTAACAATATTAATTGTAAATATCCTGTGGCCGCAGGAGATTCTGGTTCAGTATTAATTGCAGAATTAAACGGTATTAACAAAGTAATTGGATTAGTTTTTGCAGGCTCTTCTAATGGTTTGATTGGTGTTGCATGTAGAATTGACGATGTAGTCTCTCAATTAAATATTGACCCTTGGACAGGTCAAACTGTAAATTATGTAAATAGTATATCAACTAAAACAGTTCAAGGTTTATCTTCATTACTAAATATTTCGTGTGGTAATCAAACTTTTTGGCAAATAGGAACTACTTCAGTTGATAATCCTTGTTAAATGTTTTAAAAAAATACATAAAACTTTAATCTATAGATATTTTGTTATTAATCATAATATTTATATGAAAACCACTAAAAAACTACTATGTTCAAAACTTATGAGTTGATAGTGGTGATTAAATTCAAAAAATAAACTAAATGAAAAACATCTATTTCAACCATCTTTTGTAATCAGGCGGTTTAATAATAATCATAACTTCATTAAAAATTAAAAAAAATATATGGCAACTTCAAATAAAATTTTTGTCTCAACTGGTGTATACACATCTGAACGAGATTTAACATTTGTAACACAAAGTGTTGGTGTTACTACATTAGGATTAGTAGGTGAAACTCTTACAGGCCCAGCCTTTGAACCTATTTTTATAACAAACTACGATGAATTTTCTGCTTTTTTTGGCGGAACTACTCCTGAAAAATTTGTTAATACTCAAATTCCGAAATATGAATTAGCTTATATTGCAAAATCCTATTTACAACAGTCAAATCAATTATTTGTGACGAGGGTTTTAGGTCTTTCGGGTTATGATGCTGGTCCTTCATGGTCTATTTTGACACAAGCAAATGTTGATGGTACAACAATTAATACTACTGATACAACAGGGGTTGATTTTACCTGTAATTTTTCAGTAGACAGTTCTGGAAATGTAACTTTTACAACACCTCCAACTGCTTTTTGGAGTAATGACTTTACCACACCTTATACTCAACTTAATGGAACACCATCCACATACTCGTCTCAATTTACATCTTTAATTAGTTTAGTTGGTACGACCTCTTTAAATCAATCTACTATTTATATTTTCGGTACTATACCTTCTTCCGCCTACAATAGTATTTCTTCTCAATACACAGGACAAACTAATGTCTTCCAATGTTCCGGTCTAACCACTGACACTGCTGACTTTACATCACCTGATAATGATGCTTGGTATTATGCATCTTTTGACCCCCAACCAAATTATAAGTATTCTGGATATTCATTTTACGCTTATGTAGATTCTACAACAATTGATGGTCAAGGATACACTGGTCAAATAATAGGTAAATCATTTACTTATTCGGGGGATTCTTTTAATCAGTATGATGGTATTGTTGTTGCAACTTTAAGGTCTAGAGGAATTTCTAATTATGGTTCAGGTGGCGATGGTCCTGCTTATCAAATTACAGGATTGACAAGTGTTGGTTTAGATTTTACTGGTTCTTATTCTTCAGCAACACAAAATCCTTTTGTTAGATTTGCTATTTCAGGTACTACTGACGGTACTTCAAATCCTAAAAATTTCTCATTTGTTGGTTCTTTTTCAAATACAGATCAAAATTATTTACCAGCAGTTTTAGGTAGGACGAATTTTTCAAAACCTAGAACAGAAGTACCTTTATTTGTTGAAGAAATTTACCCAACGTTGATGTCTTATGGATATAATAAAGGTTTGATTCGTGGTTTAAGGTCTGAATTGGTTGCAACCCCAGGCTTACGGTATGGCTCAACAACAAACTCTATAGCTAATTACTTGTCTAGATATAAGACCGCAGAGTCTCCATGGGTGGTTTCCCAATTACGTGGCAGTCAAGTTGAAAGATTGTTCAGAGTAATTACAATTTCTGATGGAGATTCGTCTAATACTCAAGTTAAGATTTCCATTCAAAATATTTCTTTTACAAATAATACTTTTGATGTAGGTGTACGTGATTTTTTTGATACCGACACAAATCCTGTTTACTTAGAAAAGTTTACAAATTGTTCTATGGACATTACATCGAATAGTTATGTCGGTGTTAGAATTGGTACGTCAGATGGAGAGTATGCTCTTGTATCCAAATATATTATGTTAGAGTTGAATTTGGACGCACCTGTTGATTCATTACCTTGTGGTTTTGAAGGTTATGTAATGAGAACTTATTCATCCCTTACTACTTCACAACCACCTTTCCCTATTTACAAAGTAGCATACAATTATCCTGGTGAAGTAATTTATAATCCTCCATTTGGAATCACTAGTGGACCTGTCGCTGGACGAGGATTATCTAACGCGGTTGAAAGTACTGGTGATAAAATTCGTTCTACATTTTTGGGAATTTCTTCACAAATTGGTTATGATCCTGATTTTTTCCAATATAAAGGTCAGAAACCACCAACTTCTTCGTCACAACTATGTAACTCTGAAGAATTCGCCCCTTGGGACTATATCACACCAGGATTCCATATGGATTCAGGTGCCACTGTTGTTTTAATAACTACAGGTCCTACTTCAGGTACCCCCGCCTTTGAGTGTGGAGATGCTTCATTTAGAAATGATCCACAAAGTGCCGAAAACCCATATTTCTCTATTCAAGCTCGTAAATTTACTTTTTTGGTTCAAAAAGGGTTTGATGGTTGGGATATTTATAGAGAATACAGAACAAATGGAGATGGTTTCATTGTTGGTGGTACTGGATACCAACGTGGCGCTTGTTCATCTTTAAAATATCCCTACGCTACTGGGTGGGGAGCTTTTAAACCTATCACTTTTGGTAATACTAGTGAGTATGCTAATACAGACTATTATGCGTATCTTATGGGAATTCAAACATTTGCTAATCCAGAGGCCACAAATATTAATGTGTTTGCGACTCCAGGTATAGACTATGTTAACAATGCTAATCTTGTTGATGATGTTATCTCTATGATTACATTTCAAAGAGCAGACTCAATTTATATTGTAACCACACCTGATTGTAATGTATATTTACCAACAAATACTGATAACTTTATTTATCCGACTGAGATTGTTGATAATTTAGTAAATTCAAACATTGATTCAAATTATACGGCAACGTACTATCCTTGGATTTTGGTAAGAGACACTGTAACTAATACTCAAATTTATTTACCACCTACTAATGAAGTTTGTCGTAATCTTGCCTTAACCGATAACGTTTCTTTCCCATGGTTTGCAACTGCTGGATATTCTCGTGGATTAGTTAATGCGGTAAAAGCTAGGAAAAAATTAACCCAAGAAGATAGAGACACTTTGTATCAGGGTCGTGTCAATCCTATTGCTACATTTTCTGATGTTGGAACAGTTATTTGGGGTAACAAAACGTTACAAATTGCGGATACCGCTTTGAACAGAATCAATGTTAGAAGGTTATTGTTACAAGCTAGAAAACTTATTTCCGCAGTTGCTGTTAGACTATTGTTTGAACAGAATGATGCTAAGGTTCGTCAAGATTTCTTAGATAGTGTAAATCCAATTTTGGATGCTATTAGGAGAGACCGTGGTTTGTATGATTTCCGTGTAACAGTAAGTAGTTCTGTAGAGGATCTAGATAGAAATACGTTGAGTGGTAAAATATATTTGAAACCTACTAGAGCACTCGAATTTATTGATATTGAATTCTTGCTTACCCCTACAGGTGCTTCTTTTGAAAATATCTAAACTTAAATGTCCCAATATGAAAAATTAATGGTAATTTCGGAGGGTTTCGATGCTTTCGGAACCCCCGAATTAAAGTATTATGCATTTGATTGGGATGATAACATAATGCATATGCCCACCAAGATTATGGTTCTTGATGATAAAGGATCTGAAGTTGGTATGTCCACCGAAGATTTTGCTAAGTATCGTGGAATTATAGGTAAGGAAAATTTCCCGTATGAGGGGACAACCATTGTGGACTATGCTCAAAACCCCTTTCGTAATTTTAGAACGGAAGGAGACAGACAATTTATCATTGATAGTATGAAGGGAAAACCTGGGCCAGTATGGTCCGACTTTGTGGAAGCAATTAATAATGGTTCTATTTTTTCAATTATTACGGCTAGAGGACACAACCCAAACACTATAAAGCAAGCCATATACAATATGATTGTGACTAATTACAATGGAATTAATAAAGATTTATTACTTAAAAACCTAAAAAAATATAGAAAGGTATC